TCTGGAGCAAGACCAGGCCGCTTAACAACAGCAACCCACGACATGACGAGGCGACAACATGAGCTATCCAGTATTAATCCTCGGTGAATCTGGAACCGGAAAGACCACCAGCTTGCGCAACCTGAACCCCGAACACTGCGTTCTGATTCAGTCCGTGAAAAAGCCCCTGCCGTTCCGTTCTGCTGGCTGGCGGCGGTACAACCCGGAAACCAAGGAAGGCAATGTGTTCGTGACTGACAAGAGCGAAACCATTGTCAGGATCATCAGCCGCACGCACTCCCCCGTCATCATCATTGATGACTTCCAGTACATCATGGCGAACGAGTTCATGCGCCGCGTGCTGGACAAGGAGTCCGGCAACGCCGCGTTTGCCAAGTACAACGAGATCGCCCGCAGCGTGTGGGACATCATCAATGCCGCAGCGCAAGCCGGTGACGTGAAGCGAGTCTACATGCTCTCGCACACGCAGAGCAGCGAGGACGGCAGCGTCAAGATCAAAACCATCGGCAAGCTGCTGGACGAGAAGATCACCATCGAGGGCATGTTTACGATGGTGATGCGCACCAGCGTCAACCAGGGCGAGTACCTGTTTAGCACACACAACAGCGGCCACGATACCGTCAAGACGCCACTAGGCATGTTTGCTGACGACTATATCCCCAACGATCTGGCCGCAGTTGATGAGGCCATCAAAGACTTCTACGAGATTGACGATTCCGTCAGTCTCGTCAACCAAGCCGCCTGAGCGCGGCAACAACGAGGTGACGACATGACAACCGATTACGGTTATGCGCTGGATACCGGCGCAGCCAAGAGCGCGGAAACCATTGGCAAGTACATCCGGGAAACCGGCAAGTACAAGGGCAAGTTTACCCGCGCCGAACTGATGATCAGCCAGGCGAAAGGGTCTCGCGGCATTGAGTTTGACTTCATGAGCGACGAAGGCAAGGAGTGTACGCTGCAAGTCTGGACGCACTCCGGCGCGGGTGAGCCGTACTCAGGAATCAATATGATCAACGCCATCATGACCTGTCTGTCGCTGCGCGGCATCCAGCCCAAGCCGATGGTGGTGGATAAGTATGACTACGACAGCAAGCAAAAGGTTCGCGCCAACATTGAGGCGTATGGCGACCTTATGAACAAGCCTATCGGTCTGCTGCTGCAAAAGGAAATCAGCGAATACAACGGCAAGGACAAAACCAAGATGCTGATCTTTGCCGCCTTCCATGCGCAAACAGAAAAGACCGCGTCAGAGATCATCGACAAGGTCGCTCAGCCGGCGGCCCTGGAAAAACTGCTGGCCGGACTGCACGACAAGGATGCTCGCGGCAAGACGCAGGCGGCGGCAAGCCATAGTGCGCCCAGAGCGCAGCATCATCAGGCGCCTGCCGATTTCGACGATGACCTTCCCTTCTGACGCACACAAGGCGCACGGATGCGCCAGGAGACACGCATGAAACTTTTTGACCTGGCCCCAGCCTACGAACAAGCCCTCTCCATCATCACACAGATGGAGGAGGACGGATGCACCGCCGATGAACTGGAAGAAGCCATGCGAATGGTTGACCAGATCGAAGGCGACCTGAATACCAAGTGTCTGAACATTGCCAGTTGGGCGCGAAACCTGGAGGCCGAAGCCAAGGCTATCAAGGAAGCGCAGGACGCGATGGACAAGCGCCGCAAGGCTGCGATCGCCAAGGCAGAACGCCTGCGCAACTACCTGTTTCACGGCCTGAAGTTGGCCGGGGTGACAAAGATGCAATTCCCCCACTTCGTTATCAGCGTCACGCAGTGCCCGGAGTCGGTACAGATCGCACCGGGCGCACTGATCCCTGACGAATACCTGCGCTACCCGGAACCCGAGCCGAACAAGGTGGCGCTGAAAGAGGCGCTGAAGCACGGCAAGGAAATCCCCGGCTGCCGACTTGAGCGCAACGAGAAGCTGGAAATCAAGTAATGCGCCAGTTCGTGCTGCGCGAAGAATCACAATGCCGCGCCCTGTACGCCTACTTGCGCCATAACTGGACTGCCATGGCCGCACAAGGTAAGCCTCTGGCCGTCACCGTCGCCGAGCACAAGGACAAGCGCCACGCCCAGCAAAACCGGCTGTATTGGGCATTACTCAGGCAAGTTTCCGAGCAGGCGATGGTGGGCGGCAGGCGCTACAGCGACGAAGTCTGGCATGAGCAGTTCAAGCGCCTGTTCATCGGCCTTGTTGAGTTGCCCGGCGGCGCAAAGGCCGGAGAATCCACCACAAAACTGAACGTCTCGGAGTTTGCCGAGTACGTGACCAAAGTCACCGCCTATGCCGCCACCGAGCTGGGCGTCATTTTCGAGGGTTAGAGCCATGACCGCACAACACGCCGCCCTCTGCCGCATCACCGCAGAGGTTGAGGCCGCAAAACCTGACCGAGAGGCAATGATTGCCTTCGTGCGCCAGACCATCGAGAGCGCCCCGCAAATCAGCACGGCTATCGGCTGGCACATGCGGATGGACGTGATTGATGCGCTGAGCAAGCTGCTGAAGGGCTGGAAAGCCGATGTGAAGGAGGCAGCATGACCCGCCGTCCATGGACAGAAGCCGAACGCGCCGAGCTGGCTCGCCGCTACCCCAATGAAGTCACCGCCGACATTGCCCGCGACATGGGGCGGTCGGCTGGCGGCATCTACGACCAGGCCAACAAGCTGGGCCTGAAAAAATCACCGGAGTTTATGAGCCGGATTCACGGCCCCATCCTGATCAGGGCCGGAGCGGCAAGTCGTTTCAGTGCGAACCACGCAACCTGGAACAAGGGAATGCCCGGCAGCACCGGCAATCACCCGAACACGCAGCGCACCCAGTTCAAAGCCGGTCGCAAGCCGGAGGACTCGCGTAACTACCGGCCCGTCGGGTCGCTGCGCATATGCGACGGCTATCTGGAGCGCAAGGTTTCTGATGATCAGGGGGTATACCCGGCCCGGCGCTGGATAGGCGTCCACCGGCTGGTGTGGGAGGCCGCCAACGGCCCGATACCAAAGGGTCATGCCGTGGTGTTCAGGCCCGGCATGGCCAGCACCGACCCCGACGAAATCACGATAGACCGACTGGAACTGATTACCCGCGCCGAGCTGATGCGGCGCAATACCCGTCACAACCTGCCGCCGGAACTGAACGCGCTGATCTCGACGAAAGCGCGACTGACGCGGCTGATCAACGAGCGAGAGAAAGACCATGAGCTACAAGATTGAAGACTTGCGGAACACGCTGATCGACATGATCAAGACCCTGAACGACAAAGACGCGGTTGTTGACCTTGATCGCGCCAAGGTGGCCGCCGAGTTGGCGCAAGTGGTGGTAAACAGCGCCAAGGCCGAGGTGGATTTCATGCGCGTCACCGGCGGCACGGGCAGCGGGTTTATTGAGAACACCGGCCGCCGTCCGTCGCTGAAGGCCGTTGGCGGGGAGGATGCGGCATGAACATCGAAGAACTGAAGCGGCTGGCTGAGGCTGCGACGCCGGGGCCGTGGGAATATGATCACGGATGCATAGCAGACAATGGCAAAGCGATTATTTCGGAATACTTTGTTCGGCTTGATGGCGATGATGTTTCTATTGCAGCAGACATTATTGATCCGGAGTCATGTCGTCCCAGCAAATCAAATGCGGCCTACATCGCCGCAGCCAACCCTGCCGCCGTGCTGGAGTTGATTGCGGAGATTGATCGTCTGCGCAAAGCCAACGACCGCGCCCAGGCCGAAATCCGCGCCCTGGAAGCGCGGCTGCTGGAGGTGGAGAAATGAGCGCAATTACACCGGATAGCCAAATTAACATCTTGACGTTAACGCTGCGCCCATTGAATGCGCTCAACAGGGCTGGGGTTTTTACCGTAGGGCAGTTGGTTAGCCTTCCTTACATTAAGGTCGCTTCACTTCCAAACATGGGAAAAAAAGGCGTGACTGAGGTGAGGGATTGCCTTGCCGCGCATGGCCTGTATCTTCGCGGCGAATGGAATAGTGATCGTGGTTTTGAGGAGTTTATGTCAAAGCGAGATCCGGTCAATGATTCCCCGAAGACGGCTTCGATTGAAACAGGCGGCCCGGCGTTTCCGGTAACTCCGACCGATCGCAGCGGGCAGATTGCAGATACAGAAATGGGCATGACCCTGCGCGATTATTTTGCCGCAAAGGCGATGCCTATGGCTCTTGAGGAATACAGGATGACGATCGGCAGAATAGATGAGCCTCTTGATCTTGAGTGGGACAAGCAAGACGGACTTTCGTGCGTTGCCGCCAGAGCCTATGAGTTCGCCGACGCCATGCTTGGAGCACGAAAATGAGCTACGTTTCAAACCACGCGCACGACTGCGCCCACAATGACGCCATCCGCGCCGAGTTGTGGGCGCAGATGGCCGAGTTTGAGCGCAAGGCCGGGCCGGTGCAGACCGTGCCTATCGAGCGGCGCACAGCGGAAGGTAATCCGCTGCTGGTGCTCAACTCCGGCGCGGTGTCCGTCCTGCGCCCGCCCAAGCGCCGCGGCCGTCCGCTGCTGGACGTGAGCCAGCACGCCGACCTGAGGCGCACGATAAACAAGCTCATCGCCGCCAATGCTGTCAGGCATTGCGATATTGCCAAGCATTTGAGTATCAAGCCCGCGCATGTCGGTAACGTGCTGCGAGGGGCCAAAGGCGCAACCGAGCAATACCTGCGCGCCATCCTGGAGGCGGTGCATTACATCGCGGCCAATGCCGAGCGGTTCAAGCTGCCCAAGCGCAAATGGGAAGCCCGTGCGGAAATGGTGCGGCTGATTGAGGCTCACGGGCTGAATAAGGCCGCCATCAAGCGTGCGTGCGGGTGGCCTGGGAATTACGTTTACGAGGCTCTGCGGGCAGACCTTGTGCCCAATGATGAGCGGGCGGCGATTATGGAGCGGGTGATCCGGCAGATGGTGGGGGATACGAAATGACAGACGACGTAAACAGCCCGGCGCATTATCAGGGCGATCATGGTATTGAGTGCATCCAAGCCATCAGCGCGCAGATGAGCGACGAGGAATATCGCGGCTACCTGCGCGGCAATGTCGTGAAGTACGTCTGGCGGTATCAGCAAAAGGGCGGACGTCAGTCGCTGGAAAAGGCGCGGTGGTATCTCAACAAGCTGATCGAGGTGACGCCATGACCGACCGCATTCAATCCGATTTCGACTCATGGTGACGAAATGGGCAGGTATCTGGAAATGCTGCTGAAATTTGACGCTGAAAAACAAAACCAACCGACCGAGGAAAAGGAAATGAGCGAAATGGCAACCGTTTTCGGCAAGAAGTCGCAGAACGTGACAAAAGTTGAACGCTATGGATGGACAGTGAAGGACGCTCCCGGCGAAATGATAAGCCTGAGCAAGCATTTGCTCCAAGTGCACCCGGCATATCAGCGCCATGCGATTGACTCGAAAATCAAGATGATTGCGTCGGCATGGTCTTGGCTTGCTTGCGGGGCAATTATTGTCGGAAAGCGTGGCGGTGAATATTGGGTTATTGATGGGCAGCACCGTGTTATCGCCGCCAAGAGCCGGTCTGATATTGATCGTCTTCCGTGCCTTGTTTTTGAAACAGTTAGCGTTGAGCAGGAGGCGCGTGGATTTCTTGATGCCAATACCGGACGCAAGCCTGTATCCAGCATCGACAAATTCAGGGCAAGCATCGCTGCTGGTGACGAGGTGGCAATTTATGTCGATTCCGTTTTCCAGGAGCTTGGTGTTATTCCGCGATCAACGGCAAATAAGGCAATGGAGATAAAAAGCGTTGCATGGGCAATGAGTCGTGCAAGAGAAAACAGGGAATCATTTGAGTCTGTGATGAGGCTTGCCGCCGAACTCTGTCAGGAAAGAATCCTGCATGAAATGCTGCTTGACGGCCTGTATTACATCAATGCCAACTCTGGAACAAGCCTCAAAAACCCCAGACTGCGAGAAAGGCTTAAAAAGGTTGGAGCAGATCGTCTTATTGATGCCGCAAAGCGCGCAGCCGCCTATTATGCGCGAGGTGGCGCGAGAATATGGGCCGAGGGGATGCTTGCTGAAATCAATAAGGGCTTGCGGGAAAAGATCGTCTTTACCGCATAAACAGGAGTTTATTTATGACCGACCGCATCCGCGACAGCTTTGAAACGTGGGCGAAGTCAGAGGGGTTTCGTGACTTCCGGTATCATTTTGACCGCTATCACTCCACGGTTGTGCGCAATATGTGGGAAGCGTGGAAGAAGCAAGCCGAAAACGTCAATGGACTGGCCGCCGCGTTGGCCCGCGCTCAGGCGCGCAATGCCGAGCTTGTGAACCAGTGCCGCGACCATGACGCCCGGCGGACGGCGGCAATGGCCCAGGCTGCGAGTCTGGCGGAAGAAGTTGACCGGCTGACCGCGCTGGTATCGGCACTGACGAAAGAAGGCCGCGATGCTGCGGAAATGCAGGCACGTCCCGGCGACGCGCATAGAAAACGGGGAATTTTGATGAGAGAAAACATTAATCAACTGCTGGCAAAGCTGGCATCGGTGACGGTTGAGCGGGACGCGCTGGCGGCGGAACTGGCGAAGCTGCGGGAGCAGGAGCCGGTGGCGTGGATGCATGACAAGGATGGGCGCGTTGATACCTGTCACGACAGCGTCAAAGAGCTGTGGATTAAGGTTGGCCAAAAGCAGAACACGCAGTTCATGCGGGAGATAGTTCCGTGCAGGGTTGAGCATTACAACATCCCGCTCTACGCCGCCCCCGGGGCCGCGCTGGAGGCAAACCAGAAGCTGCAGAATGCGCTGATTGCGGCGGAAACCGAGTTGGCGAAGTTGCTTGAGCAGGAGCCTGTGGCATATCTTGATTACTGGAAGTCAGACGGCACAGGTATAGTGCGTAAACAACGTACAACAGGTGTGCCGTTCTTTAACCACCCCATCCCCGCGCCTGCTGTGCCTGCTGCGATTGTCACCACGCACTTCCAGCCCGACGACGACACGCGCCGGAATGATGAGGCGTTCGCGGCGCAACAGGCAGCGACTGCGCCGAGCGTGCCGGATGAGTGGCGTGCGGCCATGCAAGAGGCGCACGACACTTTTCAGCGGCAAGCCGACATGTTCACAGCAAAAAACACTCGCGATGGTTACGGAAAGGCAAGGCCGTATCAGAAGATGGCTAACAAGCTGTACGCCCTGCTGCAATCCGCCGACCATTCCGCTGAGGTGAAATCATGAGCGACTGGATAGCGATTTATGACGCGCCCGCCGATAACGAGCCTCCGTTCGAGTGCCTTGTTGCCGGTGATGTTGTCGAAAACTGCATTTGGGTCAGCGGCGGGGTAGACGACTATTTCCAGCTTTGCTTCAGCACTGCGCTGCCTCTTTCGCATTTCCCGACCCACTGGCGTCCGGCGCAATCTTCCGACCATTCCGAGCAGGCCCTCGAAAAGGTCGCGCCTGACTGCCGCACCTGCGCCAACCGTGGCCGCATCAACGGGCTGTCGCAGGAGTCCTACTGCGATAGCTGCATTTATCAGGGTCGTGACTGGCGGGAAAACCATTTTGTTGATGCCGCAAAGCGCCGCTGCGAAGCCTGCGCCATCCTTCCCTGTAGCTGTAAGTGAGGATCAAATGAACATTGAAGAACTTATCGCCGACTTGCGCGCCCGCGTGAATCCGCAGTATTACGACCAGATCGGCACGGAAAGTTACGAGCGCCATCAGTGCGTGCTGGCGCTGGAGTCGCTGCTTGCGCGGATTGATGTTCTGCGCATTGAAAACGCCGCCCTACGCGCCGACGCCGACCGCATTGACTGGCTGGCGGACGTGAACAACACCGTCGGCAGTGTCGTGCTGCCACGGGAGATTGTCGAGGCGAACATGGGCAGTCTGAGGCAGGCTATTGATGCGGCGAGGGGCGTGAAGTGACGCCTGACCAACGAATAGACTGGGCTTTGCTGCGAATCTGCAATGCTGCCGGTGTTTCAATGATGCACTGCACCGAAGACCAGCTTGCGGTCATGCGCGAGGAAATGCGGCTGATTATGAAGGATTCGTATATCAAAGGGTCGAATGACCATTATGACGCCATGGTTGCGGCTCGGATGATTGGCAAATGACCCCCACCCAAATCGAATCCACCTACCCGCCGGAAGTGGTCGCGGCCTGGCATTGGGTCAAAACCTACGCGCCGCACCGGGCGAAACTCAACTCCGACCAGCAGACGTATGACGGGCTGACGGAAGACCTGGCGCAGCAACTGGACTCGCACCTGGAGACGCTGCGGGCGCATGGGCTGGTTCGCGATGGGGTTTATCAGCCCAAGATCAAGCCGGGGATGCGGTCAAGGCGGCCTAATTTCGTGGTTTTGGATATGGGTCATAACGCCGGAATTAACCGGCAGACCGCCAGCGAAGCTGGCGGGCTGTCCGGTTGAATGAATTGTTCGGCGGCACTTTGGAGAGAAGCATGGAAGACAAAGAAGCGATTTACGACGAGCAGATTGCCCCGCTGATGACGCAATTGCTGGAGGTTTGCGAGCGCGAGGGCATTCCGATGTTCGCCTCGTTTCAGTGCAGCGACGAGGTGTTTTGCACTTCGGCATTGAGCACCGGGCATTGTGTGTTCGAGCACTACCGGGCGCTCGCGCAGTGCGCGGAGCCTGGCGGGGTGAATGTGGACAAGTACATGAACTGGGTTGCCAAAGACGCACGGAAGAACGGGCATTCCTCGATGTACCTGAAGATGGCCGGCATTCCGCTAACGCCTGACGAGACGCCGAACTCTGTTTATGCGACACCCGTCGCCTAAACATGGCTTATCCACAGCACGGACGCTATCATGGAACCTTGGCAATTCATCCTGATCTTTATCCTTCCCGGAATCGGCCTGTTTGCAGTCGCGGTGTGCGTCTGCCTCAGGCCGCCGGAATGGGATGATGAGGACGATTAAAGCCCCTCGCCTGGCATCACATAGACCGTTGACGCGCTGGCAGCGTAGCCGGAGAAATAGCTGTTTGCCGGAAAGCGCATAATCTCAACAGCCCCGGCCGGAAGCGCGATACCGTTGGCCGGATTGCCTGCGGTTGCCGCGACAGCGTTCGTCTGCGCGGCTGCGGCTGTTGCGCCGACGCCAATATGGACAAGGTTTGAACTCGCGTTTACAAACCGGAAGTTAATCGGCGACCGCGCGTTAATGCCAATATCAGGCGTCGGCTTTACGCCAAGCGGGGCGGAGGATGCGGCGGCCACTACGGCCGTATTGCCTTGCGGCGCAAAGACCGCTTGTGCTTCAATTGTCATGGGTGACCTCTTACATGATCGTGAAAATGGCCTTGCTCTTGCGACGGGTGTAAATCCTGTCGCTGAACCTGTCGTAATAACGAATCGTCGCGACATGCCCGTTCAGGTAGTTCGTGCCGTCGCAGCCAATCCTCATCTGTGTGACCGTTGGAATGGTTGCTGTGGTATCAGCAACAACAGCGCCACCGCCTACCTTTGCCTTGCAATCGTTGGTGTCCCACCAGCCGTGAAAGACATAGCTCGTATTGGCGGCAATGGTTCCCGCATCCATTTGCGCCTGATCTGCGCCGCCGTCAACGATGTACAGTTCCGGATTGGTCGTATTGCCGCGCACCGCAATGATCTCGTATGCCGTCTTCTGCTTGAAAAAAAAAAAATCATCT